CTCAAATCTATTGTAAAAAATGGCAAAGAAAAGAGCAAAAAGCGGAGGTAAGATATGCCCCGAAGGTAAAGCTTGGGCGAGACGGACGTTTGATACGTATCCGTCCGCTTACGCCAACCTAGCTGCATCTAAGTACTGCAAGGATCCTAACTACGCAAAGAAGGCTAAGGGTGGCAAACGAAAGGGTAGGTAATGGCTCAACTAAAAGAATGGCTCAAGCAGAACTGGGTAAGGATAGGAACGGATGGATCGATTAAAGGCCCTTGCGGAACGTCGAAAGATAAGAAAAACCCTGACCGTTGCTTGCCTAAAAGAAAGGCTCTTAGCCTCACGAAAGCGGAGAGAGCAAGCACTGCTAGAAAGAAAAAGAAAGCAGGAGCAAGGGGAAAGACAGTCGTAGCCAATACACCCAGAGCAAAGGTAAGAAGCTAATGAGAAAGGAACACAAAAGTAAAAAGGGAGGACTGACTGCCGCTGGTCGTGCTTATTTTAAGCGCAAGACAGGAGCTAACCTCAAGCCACCAGTCACGGAGTCTAATCCCAAGGGCAAAAAACTAGCTAGAAAGAAATCATTTTGTGCCAGAATGGCTGGTGTAAAAGGTCCAATGAAGGACAAGAAAGGTAGACCAACACGCAAGGCACTAGCCTTGAAGCGTTGGAAATGTTAATAGTTTAATAATTAATACAATGAGAAAAGAAAAACTCCGTCGCGGTACAGCGGCATATAACTTGGCAAAGGCTCAAGGTCGTTTGCCTTCACAAATAGCAGCAAAGAAAAAAGCTAAGTTCGAAGAGTCCACCGCTGGCAAAGTGTTAAAGGGCTTTGGTAAGATGAAAGCTACTCCTAAGGCAAAGGCCGCAAAGAAAGCGACTGTAAAAAGAACACCTAGTGGTCGTAAGACTAAAGCTACAGCAGTCAAAAAATCTGGCGGCGGTCGTGGCAAGGGCGAGCGTCTAGTCAGCATGAAGGCTGTTGAATCAAAGGGCGGTAGCCGCAAGGGTTCATCGGGTACAACTAAAGGATCCAAAACATCTCCAAAGGCTACAACACGTTCTAATACTAGAACCGGAGGCCGAGGCAAGCAATCCAGAGATACCAAGTTATTCAGCGGCAAGTTTACCTCCAGGGGTAATCGTCGTTAATCAATGCCTGAATACCGCACATATTCAGGACTAGATGACCGCATCTCTAAAGATGGAGATGTTGGTTTTCTAGGCTTCAATAATAGAGTAAGACCTGATCAATTACCAACAGGTATACTTGCTGATGCACAGAACCTACGAACTGACCGTAGGGGTGAGGCACAGGTGCGAAAAGGTATTGATTTAATTGTTAGCCCTCTTTCTAGTGGAGCGTCCGCACTTACGCTTCCGTTTACTTTAGTTGCAGATGATACATCGGTAACCGCTACGCAAACTGGTGGAGATGTAGTTCTAACAAACGTTACTGCTACAAACTTTCCTAGTTCTGGAACTGTTAACGTGTCAGGTGTATCTGGACTTAGCCCTGTCGTAAATGGCGATCGAGCTTTTACAAAAAATAGCAGCACGCAAATTACAATATCTGATCAAACATACACCGGAACAGCCAGTGGGACTGCTACTGTTAAGTTCGGTATACTCAATGATGGTGCTGTTAATGCTATCTACGCATCCTGTGCATTCTCAGATCCAAACGCATCAGCAAGTCAGTACATTATATTTGCTGCTAATACTAAAGCGGTTGCCGTTAATATAGATACTGGAGCTACTACCGACATTGCTTATCCAACTGGATTAACTGTGACTGCAGCAGGATCTATGCTACAGGCTTTCAACAAAGTTTTTATATTTCGTAATGGCGAAACTGCTTTGGAGTGGAATGGATCTTTTAGCGGAACACCCGCATTTACAAAAGTGGCTAGCGGTACTTACACTCAACCAGTTAATCTAGCAGCTACTGGTTTTACGATTACAAACGGAGTAGCTACCGTTACGGTGTCTAATACCCTATCGGCTGGGGACACAGTAAATCTGATTACTGCTGGTGGTAGTACATTGACCAAAGGAACTGAGTTTACTGTATCCGAAGCTAGTTCCTCTAATTTTAAATTTTTTGTTAATACTGACGATGTATCAAATCAAACTGACGTTCATTTTATTAAGAAGGTATCAGTTGGCTTAGGCTTTAGTCATATGCCAGCACCACCATATGCGGTCTACCATCAGCGTAGATTGGTGATGCCATTCAAGTTTAGTGTTGATGCGTCAGCGGACTCATTTACTGCAAGAGGTATACTCGATGAAGTCATAGCATCTGACATTCTGGATACTGACACCTATGATCAAATCTTTGCTCAGTACAGGTTCAATGCTGGTGAGGCTGACTTCAACGTAGGTCTGCATTCTTTCTCAGAGGACAACCTAATGGTGTTCAACCGTAACAGTATTCACTTAATTACAAATACAACGTCCCTACAATCGGCTAGCACCAAACTTTTGACTAATGAAGTTGGCTGCGTAGCCCGTCGGTCTATTGTACAGGTTGGCAACCAAGTAATCTTTCTCTCTGACAACGGCGTTTATAGCACTCAGTTCTTTGATGAATACAACCTTCGTGGCACAGAGACTCCACTTAGTGAGCCAATCAACGTAACTGTTCAAAGAATAAATAGAGATCATTGGCAGAACTCCGTGGGTGTTTACTTTGATAATAGGTACTTTTTAGCTGTCCCTGTAGATACCGCAACTAAGAATAATGCTATAATAATTTACAACTTTCTTAATAAACAGTGGGAAAGCATTGACCAAGTAGCTGATGCGGACTTCCATATTTCTAATTTACTGGTTGTTGGCGAAGGAGAAGAACGTGGGGTGTACATAGTAAACGACCTTGGCGGTGTGCAAAAACTAGATGAACGAGTTGATGGGGTTGACAGGGTGATTACTCAAATAGGTGGAGCCGAAAAAACGCTTAATGTCCCAGGCTCTCTAACTACTCGTCAATACACACTAGGAACTCTAGAAAGAAAAAACTGGAAGCAGTTTGAAATGCATCTTGAATCCGATACTTCAGCAGTGTCTAACTTTAATATATCTGCTGAGACAGAAAATCCAGATGCTAATTTATCGTTAGGCACGCTTAGTGACTTTGTTGGATCAACTTTAGCTGAGGATGAAGATGTGTCCATACGTGGTAGAATAGGTAACCGTCGAGGTTACGGAATCCAGTTTACACTTAATAACACACTTGGAAGACCAAAAATTAGAGCCATTGAAGCTGATGGAGCTATATCCTTCCGTTCAACTAATAAAGCAGAATAATGTCAATTTTATCAAAAGGAACAACATTTTCAACGGGCGATCAGGTTACGGCAACTAACCTCAACGCCCTAGTAGACAGTGCTACGTTTGCGGCAGGAGCCGTAGATGACAGCACTACAGCCCTCGATAGTTCTTCTCCACAAAAAATTATTGTAAAAAATGGAGGAATAGGCACTACCCAGCTAGCCGATAGTTCAAGTAAAACAACTGGCGTGACCTTTGCTAAAATGCAGCATATCAGCACAGCTAAAGTGCTTGGTCGATCCACCTCTGGCGAAGGGGATGTAGAAGAGGCATTTGATTTTAAGGACGAAGACGATATGTCTTCTAACAGTGCCACTGCTCTAGCATCTCAACAAAGTATTAAGGCTTACGTAGATTCTGCTCCTAACTTTACTCCAAGCAGTTATTCTGGAGGAGAAAGTGTGACGCTTCCCAATGGTCTTATTATGAAAATGGGACTGACGGCAAGTGTTTCTGCCGATAGCAGTCTTGCAGTTAGCTTTGGAAGTGCTTTTCCAAATGCCGTAATATCTGTGGTTCTAACCAAAAAAGTAGCGATACAAACTATGGGTCAGGGTGAACTTACAGTAAACTCTGTATCTACAAGTGGCTTTACTATTAGAAACGGACAAGATTCTGCTGGTCAAGTATTTTTCCAAGCAATCGGACATTAATGAACCCTCTCTTGCAATCAGTTCAAGTAGCATTGCAAAACGCTACTCAAAAAGAAGCTATTACCTTTATCAATAAGGTTGTAGATTTCTGTTTTAAAAATGAGAACGGAAAAGTTTTAGCAGGATGGCCAGAAGATCGTATTCAACTGCTTATTGCTTATCATTTGGCAAAACATACCTTCTTGTGCGAACAGGATAAAGATGGCAACATACAAGGTGTCTTTATGTGGTATAATTGTAACGAGGACGACGGCTGGTCATTTGTTCAGAATTGGGAGGCCGATGACTCTGAAGGCAACGCAATCTTTATGGCTTTCTTATTTGCAGACAGCACCGACACTTTTAAACGACTTACACAGAATTTTATTATTAAATGCCCTGAGGTTATGGAAAAACAATTGATAAGCATAAGGTATAGGAATCACAAACCTACTAGGGTAGAATACACACCTAAGTTATTTAACAGAATACTAAGCATATAATATTATGGGAGGAAAAGGATCACCACCACCACCACCAGCACCTATTGACCCTGGTCAGTCAATGGGCGAATACTTATTTGGCTCTGATTTTGCAAGTCAAGGGCGAGGAATTACGGACCCTGTATTGCAACAGCGTTTACTTGATGCTGAAAGAACCTTTCGTCCGCAATACACTGCGCTAGAGCTTGCTGACATAGGAACAATGGCACGTGGACTAGAAGAAAGAGAAGTTGCTGATCCTCGATTTGCACAAACTCAGGACCGAATTAGTCAATTACAAGCCGAATTAGCCCAGACTCCAGAAACAATCGATAGAACTGAGACTTTTGGTAGAGGACAAACGCGAACAGTGCAAGAGGCAAATCCAAGGCGTGCAGAGCTTGAAAGAGCGATTGCATCTCAGCAAGAAACTCTTGCGAGTCTATCTCCTACTATGATGCAGAGCGAAGTTCCAGGTCTGTTTGGTTTGTTGGAAGAATCATCCCGAAGAGCATTTGACTTACAACAGGAGCAACTACCACAGCAACGTGAAGCTGACGTAGCTGCGTTAGAAGAATTTGCACCTCGTGTTGTAGAGGCTTTCCGTGCCGCTGACCCTGCTAGCACAGCAATCGCAGAACGTATGTCCCGTCGAGCTTTGGGTCAACTAACTCCAGAGGAAGAACGTAATATACAACAAAGGTCTAGGCAAGCAAGTCTGGCTAGGGGTCGCATTGGTGACTCTTCATCTCTTGCAGCAGAGGCACTTGGTCGCTCGGATTATACTGCTCAGTTCGCACAGCCAGCTTTTGCAATGAACCGTCAGCTAGCCGGTGACATAGGTAGTACTATTCTTGGCCGTCCTTCTTCAGCTATTAGTCTAGGCGGTCAACTCTTAGGACAAGCACAGCAAGGCGCAGCAGGTCCTGTAGGACCTCAGCTATTTGATTCTAACGTAGGCTTAAACCTAGCTTTACAACAGCGTGGACAGGACGTTACCTTTCAGGGTATGCAAGCTCAAGCTGACGCGGCCAGGACTGCTGGTATAGCGCAAGGAGTTGGCAATCTTTTCTGTTGGGTAGCCCGTGAAGTCTACGGTATTGAGAATCCTAAGTGGTTACAGTTCCGTTATTGGATGTTAAATGATGCACCTTCTTGGTTCCGTAACCTGTACATGAAGTACGGTGAAAGAATAGCTAAGTTTATCTCCAACAAGCCACGTATTAAATCTATCATCCGCAAGTGGATGAATACAAAAATTAAATAGTATGGCATTTCAAGTAGGATCAAGAGTACGCCCAGAACTGGCTGATGCAGACTTCAGTGGCTTTGCGAGAGCCGCTGAGATACAGGCTAATACCTTAGCCCAGCTAGGTGCTACTATTGGTGGGGCTATTGCTGTAAATAAACAAAAAAAACAAGAGAAGGCTTTGAGTGAACAAGCGGCTAACCTAGTTTTTAGTTTTGCAAATGCTAATCCTGAAGCTGGTAAACAGCTAGGTATTGAAACCTTGGACGATGCAAAGGTAGTAGTCAAAACACTAGGTGGGGCTAAACCCACACTTAGCTTACTTATGGAGCTGCAACCCTCTCAACAAACAATAAGACCATCTACCCCTAATACTATGGCAAGCGCAGAAACTTACGCTAAAATGTTAGGTTTTGAATTTAATCCAGAAACAGGAAAAATGGAGAAGGTTGAAGGTCCCGGATTCTTGCGAAGCCTAGGTAACATTTTTACACCTGGTCAACCATTTGGATCTCCGCAAACCGTAGAGCTACCTCAAGAAGTTATTGAAGGCACAACAGGATTGCCACAATTTATACAGCAGCAACAGGCTTTAACTAGCACTAGTGATGTTCCAGAAGTTGATACAAATCAATTACCAGACGTAGATAGTGACGATCCAATCGAACTCTTTAAATAAGTATACCGACAAGGTATGATGTCATTATGGCGATTACGGAATCAGAGTTTGCCGAAAGGGTCAAAAGTAAGTATCCTCAGTACAAGGATATTGATGATACGGAGTTAGTCTCCCTGGTACTTGACAGGTATCCGGAGTACAGCACTCAGCTAGGCGAGAAAGAATACAGCAAGAACCTTTTTACTAATACTGCAAAGACATTAGTATCTGGTGGGGTCCAGGCCGCAATCAATGCAGGTGCTGGTGTATCTCAATCTTACTCCCTGTTGCTCGGAGATAAAAGCGACACATCAGAGGAGGCTGTCGAGGAGTACGCATCTCAGCGTCGCGTAAAGCAACGCAAGGGTGGTAGCCGCATGGCGAAAGGCAAGATCCTCGCTCATCGAAAGCGTAAGAACGAAGTTATTCAGTCACTGAACGAGAACGCTCACCGTCTTCGTACACTAGCTAACAGCACTGACGAAAGATTTAATATTGATCCGAAGTTTGCTAATTCCTTTGGCGGCCAGGTCCTTAAGGGATTCGGTCAGATGGTAGGTAACATTGGTGCGGCTGTCGTAGGTACGGCCGTTGCTGGACCTGTTGGCGGTGTAGCTGCCGCAGTAGGAACGATTGCGCCTCAGATGGTCAGTGAATCTGTCAGTGACTCCGAGGCTACACTAGGTAAGTCCTACATGGACATGACCGAAGAAGAGAAGGAACAAGTAGCACTAGCTACCGCAGGGTATGCGACACTTGGAACTGCCTTGGAGTTTGCACCTGTGGCTAGATTACCTTGGGTCAAAAACTTTCTTAGAGGTAAAACAAAGGTAGCAGCAGGAGTACTAAAAAGTCCTAGCGTTCGTCGTGAAATAGCTAAGGGTTTTGCTGCTGAGGGATTTACGGAAGCGGCACAGGGACAACTTCTGGACAGCCTAGCTAGGGCTACGTTTGATGATGACCGCGAACTAATGTCATGGGATGTTCTGCGCCAAAGATTCAATGAGTTTGCTGTAGGTGGTATCGTTGGTGGCGGTACTAGTGGTGGTATTGCGACCATACAAAAAGCAGCACAGGGTGAGTTGTTCAAGCCGAAGGAAACAAAAGAAGTCTTTCAAGTTAGTTACGCGGACCAAAACACAGGTCAGCCAGCAACCATTGAGATTGACGCAGAGAACCAAGAAGACGCAACAAGGATAGCAGGAGAACGTCTAGCTGAGTTAGCTACAGAAGGCACTATCGTTGCACGGCCTAAGCCTGCGCCTGAGCCTGTTACAGAAGAGGTTGTTGCTGAAGAGGTTATACCCGAAACAGAACAAGCGGAACTACAGGAGGAGTTACAGGAAGAGGTATCAGAACCTGCGCCTACCCCTGAACCTGCACCTGCGCCTCAACCAGAACCCGTTCAGGAGGTTGACTCCGAGGCTATCAAGGAGCAACAAGATACCATTGATGACTCCGAGGCTCGTATTGCTGACTTGCAGTCAGAGATAGAGATTGAGAAGAGCAACATCAAGGAGGCTAGAGCTAGAAACAAAAAAGAGATCGCTGATGTCCGCAAGTCCAAGCTATCTAAAGAAGAGAAGACCGAACAGATAGAGGATCTGAAGGCATCACTCCAGGACGAGATCGATGACGTTAACGGAAACATTGGCATCTACAAAGAAGAGATGTCCGGGTTCAAGAAGGATCTACGTAAGGCCAAGAAAAAACTAGCTGGGCTACAACCGAAAGAAGATATAACAGCCGGGGCTGCTGCTGTTGGACTTACCCCAAAGGAGTTCACCAGTAGATTGAAGGACACAAAAGTTGTTGATGATCAAGGCAAGCCACTAAGAGTCTATAGAGGAACTAGTAACATCGAGTTTGAGACGGAGGGTCGAGGTCGAGTTTCATCTTTTACAAGTTCACCCGATGTTGCCTCTACTTATTCTTCAACAATAGGAGGTGGACCGTTTAATATTCGTCTGTCTTTCAAAGAAGGTGCATCTGTATCTCCTGTGTTTCTTTCAATGAAGAAGCCTCTGGACTTTACTGCGGAGGATAACTTTATGTCGCTAGGAAATTATCTAGCGTACATGGAATATGGCAATGATAAGAATGGCATCACCAAAGAAGAGGTTGATCAACTTATCAACTATATGGTAAAAAGGGGAAGAGGAAAAACTAAAGCTAAGGGTGATTTTGTTTTTAGATTAGATGATTCATTTACGACTCCAGAATACAGACCTTCAGATTTTTCTAGGGATGAATACAGTGACCTTGTTGAGTTCAAAGATGAATACGATTCTGGCCTCTCTTTAGAAGACGGTGCAATTCAAGATGGGCTTTACTTTGACCAGTTCATTGCTGCTGATGCTCCAGTTACTAAGAGGGTGGCAGAGAGATTAGGATTCGACGGGATCATACATAAGGATGCTTTTGGACTAAAAGAAGAATACGAACAGTTAACAGGTAAAAAAGTTGAAGGGCTTAGCCAAGAAACAAGAGAAGACGGTCTTAATATAATTGAAGATGATATTCATATTACATATCGCCCATTCTCTGAGGAACAAGTTATTGGTTCTTTGCAACAGCCAGAAGTAACAGCCGGGGCCGCACCTGTAGAACCAGGTGATACAACGGAGATACGTTCAGTAGTCCGTGACGCGATGAAGATTCGCATTATACAGCGTCACTTCACAGAAACGCTAGTGGAAGACGGTGTATTCGAAACAGGATCTTTAGAAGAAATCAACGAAAAGGTAAGTGACTTTGCATTACTAAAGGAAGCTGAATACTTTTTGGACTTTGCTGAATCTGAATCAGAGAGAGGACGGGTTCAATCTTTGATAGATACGCTGAAGGCTATACGGGCAGAAGATACAAGACCCCGAACGAAAATCGATGAAGAGATTGAAGCGTTTGCACCCTTTGGCAAAAGTATTACAAGCAGAGAAGAGTTAAGGGACTTTGTATTTAGTTTTTCTCCTATAGCAGAGAAACTTGGTTTTAAAATTAAGCCTAGAAGGTCAGGAAATTTTGCTAGATTTTCTCCTAGCAACAATGCTGTAGAAATAGTTTTTCCAAAGCTGTATCGAAGAATATCAGAAGCTCTGGACTTGCAAGGTGGAGGCAGGAGAACAGGCACTGGTTTTGTTACTGCTTTGATGCGTGAAGAAATTATTCACGGAACTGTAGAACAAGTATTGATAAAAAAGGGTATTAAAGATACTCAAGCCTGGTATGAACAACTTGGCAGAGATTTAACTCAGGCTCAAAGGGATGAAGTCAACGATGTATACAACATAGAGGAAGGCTATGAGGGCATTTTAGATTATGGATATGGCGTTGAATACTCACGGATGATTATACAGCGTGGCTTGTATGGCAACGTAACCGAGGCATTTACAGGATTAAATAAAGGAACGGCTTATGATAAAATGGTAGCACTGCTGAAGTCAGTCCAAGCCTACATAACTAAAGCCCTAAAAGGTGAAGTGACTACGAACCCTGAGGCTGCGGGAGTAATCATGGAAGCAGCAAGACTTTTACAGTCAGTTGATCCGGAAGCTAAATTAGTAAACCAGAAGGTAGTAAATGACTCGTTAGCTTATTCGGTAGATGTGAATCCAAACGCTGAAGTTACCTCAGAGCAAGTTGCTGAGTCCGGCAAACCACCAAGCGAAAAGAAACTAAATGTTAACTTTGCTAGGAAGTATCTATTCACGGTCAGTTCGTTGCTGAACTCCATACACCCTAGACTAAAAAAACTTGTTAGGGATTACTACGGTGCTATACAGGGAGAGGTCCTGGACTACCAAAAGCGGGTAGCCCCATTCTTCAAAAAGTATCGTGGCATCAAGAACGCAGATGACAGGAAGAGACTCAAGCAGTTACTTTCATACAGCCCAGTAAGACAAGAAGGTGTGGATCCTTTGATAGAAGAAAGGGATGCGTTACTTCGTAAGTATGATTTGTTCAATGACTATCAGCTAGAGATACGTCCCGTTCTCAATGAGCTATACAATAGGTTAGGAAACGAAGGTATTATGATAGGTTTTCTTGAGCAGTACTTCCCTCGCTCAATCAAGGATCTTGACAAGGTCAAGAACCGTGCAGGCAAAGAACTCAGGGATGCCTTCCGTGAATTTATTGAAACAAGAAATGAAAGAATAGAAAAGGCACGAAGAAACATTGAGGAAGGTAATCCGAAGCCTGGGGATGTAGCTCTATCTAAGGAGACAACTATTCAAATAGGTAACCCAAAGACTGCGGCACTGGAGGCACAGCAGTGGGATCAATTTACACGGGGATTTAATGCACAAGGAAGAAGAAATCTACCAGGAAACTTTCTCTCTAGAAGCGAGGAGTTGAACGTTATACCTGACAACTTGCTGGACGCTTACGCGGATCCCGCTGCTGCCATGGAGCGATACATTTACAATGCTGTAACGGCTATACAGACTACTCGACTGATGGGCAGTAAGTTTGCTAACGTGCCTGAGGGACTCAAAGTTCCACCAGCAAGTGAGCTAGGTTTACTTATACAGGAACTAAGGGCCAACGGAGAGATCTCTATGGAGGATGCCGATGGCACTGTGCCTGATATATTTGCCATGATACTTAGCCCGGTGCAGGTTGAGAATATTTACTTTCAATTAGCTCGTACATTTGGATACGGAACATTGCTAGTGGAGTTTACATCAACACTGTCTCAGCTATATGATCTACCGTTTATTATGTTGGACAACGGTATCTTTGGGACTGCGGTTGCGGCGTTTGGACCTAGACTCAAGGGCGATGACTTCGGGATTGATGTAAACCAAGTCAGCGTGGAGTTTGCGTCAGACAATAGAGTCCTAGATAAGGCAGTCCGTCTTGGACTCAAGGCAACTGGGTTTACGAAACTAGATCAGGTAATGAAGGAGACTAATCTGACCGCTAACTACAATCGTTACAGAAAGTTAGCTCGTGGATACTTCAAGGATCGTAATTCTGCTAAATCTAAAAAGTTTGTAGCTGAGTTAACTTCTATGGGCTACAGCGAGCAGGAGCAGACAAAGCTGATTGCGGATCTCAAAGCAGGTAACAGGGACTCAGCCTACATTCGGACCCTGTTGTTCAACAAGTTATCTGAGACTCAGCCGTTGACAAAAGCTGAGATGGCCCTGGGTATTGTGAATAACCCGAATCTAAGATTCACGGTGGCGATGAAGTCATTTATGGTCAAGCAACTTAACTTTGTTAAGGATCGTATGGTCAATGAATTCATTGACGGCGTAAGAACTGGTAACGCAAGAAAAATAAAGAAGGCATCAAGTGACATAGCCTTGCTGATGACATTTCTGCTTATGATAGGATTGCCGGTGGACGCACTCAAGGACTTCTTGGCTGGTAGACTAGGATACATGAGTGACTACCTGTTCAACGGCATGTTCCGTGTATTTGGTATCAGCAGATACACAGTTTATCAAGCTCGCAAGGAAGGTGTAGGACAGGCCGCGTTAGATTTCTTTACACCGGTTGCTATACAGCAGTTTGTTGATGCGACCAGTGAACTAGATCGTGTCATACGAGGAGAGCGTGCGATTACAGAAAGTAAGTTCGTTACGCTACTGCCGTTCTCTGATGTGATAAACAGAATCTTTGGCTTTCAACAAGAGCGTGAACGCAAGGAGTTCATGCGTAGAGTTAGGGAGGGCGAGCGTCCATTCATAGTGCCGCCTGGAGCTTTATAGTAAAAGGGGCTGTCCCGCGCCTAATAAAACGGAACAGCCCCCAAGGACTGAACAAAAGTGCGGACCATGAAAAAACCGCACTGCGCCAGGGATTACTCCGTAGGCTTACCTTGTATTTACTATGATTGAACCAACTAACACACGAACCTTTGTGTGGTAGAATAATTATAACATAGGTGTCCTATGTCTTCTGTCAAGAGTAATGCTCCAGCCTGTGACAATTTGCACAAAGAAGTTCGCACTTCTTTAACTCATTAATAAATGTCTCTCGATCTCCTGTCCTTCTGAACTGAGTAATCGGCCTAATTTTTTCGTGTCCAGGCAAGTGATGGCAGTCAAACTGCGCCGCTTTGCCCTTGAAACCGCACCTTTTGCAGACATATCCACCGAAAAAATCCTCTATGGTTTTGTGGTAAATGAGTGTCCGCTTCTGGTGACGCTTCATATCAAATGAACTGCGAATAATCCTCCATCTGCTGAGTGCCTTTGTTGAAGAGTATCCGGCCTTGGGTGTATCCCATGCCCTCCCTCTGCTTGGCTAGAGTCCAGCGGACGTAGTCAGTCCCCTGTTCCCTCTCTGATAGCGTCTGCCACAAGAATATAATACTGTCAGCATCCTGCTCCAAGGCTCCGCTTTCACGCAGGTCGGACATAATTGGTGATCGGTCATCCCTTTCAGATTCACGGTTCACCTGTGCTAGCAACAGGACGGGTATGTCTAAGTCCTTGGCTAGTAGTTTTAACTCACGGCTTATCTCTGCAACTTGCTGCTCTCTGGATATGTTCTTGGACATGGGCTTTATAAGTTGGCAGTAATCAATAATGATTCCATTTAAGTCGTGCTTCCTGTGCATACCTCTAGCAGTTGCTAGAATGTGGTCCAGCCGATACACGTTGTCACGGATCCAACAGTTCCAACCCTTCACGGTTTCGGTAGTCTCCTGTAGTGTCTGCATCTTGTCTTCTGGGGCTAGCCCGTCCTCAAACCTACGCATATGTAAGCCTGAGTTAATGCTGAAGATGCGCTTCATGATTTGGTTCACGCCCATCTCAAGATTGAATAGAAGCACACCGTAGCCATTCATGCAAACATTCTTCAAAAAGTTTAAAGCGTAGGCTGTCTTGCCGCACCCTGGCCGTGAAGCTAGGACGCACAACTGACCTGACCCGTAGCCGTTTCTGTACAGGACATCGTCTATGGACTGTATGCCTGTCCGCAAGTATCGAGAGTAATCTACTTTACCTATGACATCCTTATATGTTTGATCAACAATAGTTTGTAAATTTTCTTTGTTTGGAGTCAAAGAGGATATGGCATCGCACTGACCCTGTATAGAAGTAAGGATTTCTTCGGAGTCCTTACCCTCCTGTAAGCCGTCCTTGATTATAAGGGAGAGACGATGAAGGTTCCGCGATTTATAGGACTCCACCATGTCATCCGTCAGTCCTTTGAATTGTAACTCGCTAAGTCCTGCGTCATGCGTGGACCAGACTGTGTTAGCATCGAGTCCCTTCTGACCCTTGGACAGATCCGTGAACAGGGACATCGTGCCAAGGATCACACCCTTGGAGTCCAGCTTGCACATGGCCTCCCACATTGTTTGAGTGTCGTGAGCCGTAAAGAAGTCAGCGTTGATGCCGGACTCCTTTGCCTCGTTCAATAGGGCATTGCACCCATCGTTTATCTCAGCCTTCAAGATTGTCCCCAGAAGGCTCTTCTCTAGCTCCTTCATACTTGTGATATGAGGAAGCAGGGTGTCCTGTCACCTACCCATGCTCCTATTTGATTGTATTCAAAAAATTCTACGGCCTCCTCTTGAGTCATGCCCTCGGAGATCATCTGGTCAATGACCTTGGACTTGTCATAGCAAACAATAGGCTCCTGGCCAAATCGTTCTACGACCCCTGCAATACAGTCATCAAAGCCGTCCATCTTGAGAAGCGGTTCTCCCGCATCAATGTATCCTTGTAGCAATTCGTTCATGGTAATTAATTCTAGTTATCGATTTGTGGATACCACTGGTCCTTAGCGGTCATTACCCATTCTTCTAGGTAAGCTAGGTCCTCGGAGTAAAGTGGTTGGTCAGAAGAAATGGAAGTGAATCCATCAAAAGTTCCGGATGGGTCAATGAGAAACTTGAGAACAACATCACAGGACTCTGCCTTCTCGTTGTCCATGTTGAGCATATATGTATATTTCATAGTTTTGTTTTTGTAAGTTCATGTTAAAAAGAAATAAAAAGGGGAGAGGTGTTACCCCCTCCCCTTGTCAACCAATCAACCTTAAAAGGGATCGTCCGCAATGGCTGCCGCCGCGGGTTGGTTCGGGATGCCGCCCCTGCGGTATTGCTCAGGCTGTTTGTCTTCATCGAGACGAGTCAAGCGAAGGTTCATAACAGGGCCTGCTTTGCTCTGGTTTTTCCAAGCCGCCGCGCGGTATTTACCTGGCGCTGTGACTTCGATTGTTCCTGTGGCGTGAGGCGATGAATCGGACTCACGGTCACTTTCGGGGAATAGTACCCCAGTGTTTTCATTATTGTATTTTGGCATTGTATTATACGTTATTAGAATTCAAAGTCCGCATCAGCATGAGCTAAGGGGCTTGTCTTCTTGGTTTGTGTTATTGGCTTCTTGCCGTGAGTGTTGGTAGCATCAGCGTCCTTTGTATCATCGATAGCAAAGAGTCCGTTGAGAGCGTATTTACGAGCGTAGGAACTAGCACTACCAGTTACCTGCGCTTCGTCCATACCCTTTTTTATCTCAGCTTCACGGGCAAAAGCCGCAACTGGTATTCCGTTATCACTATCATTATCGAGTAAAGTAGCCAAGGCCTTGACGTAAATACGCCCTGAAACTTCAATGATAGAATCGGTGATAGTTAGAGAGCAACCCCACTCGGCTAGCAGAGGCTTCAGTGCAGTAAGGATGTCCTCACAGGATCGGTATTTGTATCCACCGAATTTGTTAGTCTGCCCCTTTGGAGCTTTCAAAGAGGATTGTATCCCCTGTAGTTTTTGACGTATGTTTTTATTCATGTTTATGTTTAGTTAGTTCACGGAATAGTTTGGTTCGTTCTGAGGCATTAGAACATTCCATGAGTTGTTTTCGTTTTGCCCCTAGATCTACTAAAGTGGCTTTCTGCTTTTCAGATGTCAAGCCTTTAAATTTTTTTGCAAGTTGAGTCAGTCCCACGGGGTGCAATACATCCAGTTGCTCCTGCTCCAGATAGTCTGCTATGCCGCGTAGCACTGCGGGTAAATGACCGTGACTGATTTGGCATCTTCGGTAAGCGAAGTTCTCGATTTTACCTAGCAAGGCGTTGCCAACCCGTGATACTACACCTCGAACCATACCGGATTGATGGCAATGATCGACCACCCAGTCCGATGTCTTTCGCAATATCAGTGGACAGGTTTTGGGCTGATGTTTGACCCTCCAGTCCTTGAGTTTATTTTGTGGAAGATACATTGAGTTCCCTAAGTAAATCCTTCAGGGCGTTCTTCTCTTGAGTCAGGTTTTTGCGTTGCTCCATCATCCTTTCGATTCTGAAGGACAGAGTCCGTGACTCCTGTCGGATCATATCGATCCTAGTCTGTATTCTTTCGACGTTACTTTCTACTTGTGTCATACTCATATTATTTTTTATCGTTTCGTTCTTTAATTTGGTTTAATATCTGTCGTAAAGATTTGAGATATATTCCCATCTCATGCTTCTTTTTTGCCGTTAGAGCTTCTTCAACAATGTTCAAAGCCATCGTTACAAGTTCATCAATCTCTTTCATTTAGTCTTTCTATTTTGAACACTACTTTTTGAAGGGACGAAGTTGGCTCTGCTCAAGTGCATAACCTTTTCCGTAACCCAGATCTTTTATGTTTTTCTTGTTTATTAGTTCCTTCTTCCAGCACCAGCCAACCAATTTCACAGTCCAACGATCTGGAGTTATGCACATGATATACATATCTACATCGGGGTTGTCCTTGAGGGTTGCCAGTAGCTTTCCGAGGGCGTGGTGAGTGCTTTTGACATCGTAGGAGTAACCGTTCATTACCCCATCGGCTGACCCAGTACGAGGGCTGAGGCCAAGGTCAAAAAATACATTGAAATGTTTGGCTACCGCATACTCAGCGGTAACGCCTTGAGCATCTATATCTAGGCCAGCCATGTCTGTGCGCTTCATATCCTTGACTTTGTTGCCTCTGGACAGCACGGACCGCAAGTGTCCTACGTGCTGGCACATCATGACTTCGTCATCAGTTAGGTTAATCTCAATCATTTCGTGATCCCATTTGAGTATGAACATTTGCCAGTAAGTTTTCGTTCTAAATTTGCTAAGGCCCTCCATGCTACCTTGTCCCAATCTTCTTCAACCATGTGTCGAATGAGTGCGTCCAGTTCGTCGGCGGACTTGTCCATGTCCCAGTGAAGGGGCTTGTCAGGGTGATGCTGTTCGTTGCCTTGATAGCTACAGTGTGACACCGCGGCTAGTGCGTGAGGAAAGTATTTGATAAGGCCAGAATACATTGGGTATTTCTTGCGTTCTTTTGCGTCAGTTGGTAGTGCTTTATTCATAGTTATTGTTTTACTGCGGGTTGCATTCGTAGCATCCAGTAAAGGTTGGCCGCGGCCTTGGCTACACGGATACCCCACTGGCTCTCTTCGTCCGTCCACTCGTAGTGCATATGTTCTGCTGTCTCGCAGTCCACTATGACGGATCTAATTTTTGGTAAATAAGGTAATCTCTGTAAGTGCATCAGCATATACGCTTCAATGGCTAGCTGACAGCAGTCCTTCTGGTATCGTTTAGCCTTACCTTTAGTATTTACACGGCACTTGTAGTCCGCAAGAAAGATTCTAGAGTCCTTGATACCTACGAAGTCAACGGATCCAGCAATTTTGATGCCGCCGTGACTGACTAGCTTTTCACAGCCCAAGGCTTGGACATTGTTGTCATCAATCCAATCTAGAAACGGTAAGGCCCACTTGTCCCAGCATGACTTACCTGGATGCTCGTTAATGCCCAGAACGTGGTGGTTTATCATTCTCTCGATAGTTCCGTGAACCGATGTGCCGAACTCATGCGATGGTATTAACTCACCATCCTTTGGGTGCGGTCTAGTTCCGTAGACCATCTCTGCAAGATTAGCCCAAGGCAAGTCTGGATGCTCTCTGGCTAAGTCCGTCATCATTTTAGGCTTGTAGACTTCATCAAGGAACGAGTCCTTGACTATGCCTAGCACCGTTGTAACTGACGGATAAATATCTGCGCCAGCCTTACGGGCTTGTGCAGGAGTCCCCACCTTCGCCTCAAACTGAGGCTCCGATGGGTTCTTGCAGTTATAGAAGTGACTCATATTTCCTCTTGATCGAGGATGAAGTTAAGTGTGTCACGGAGGGCGTCCAAGTCAGAGCATTCCTGTGTATTATACTGCTGTTGGCATAGCTCCGAGGAGTCCGATGTTAGAATCATTATAGTTTTAAGCTCTGGGTTTACTAGATTATCTACATAGATTGCTTTAAGATGTCTTTGCGCCATCAAAGCAAGTAGTTGCGTGTCGTTGCGAGGCTCTAGCTCGGTCTGGATTGGCATGATATACCGATCCCCAGCTTCAAGTTGTCCGATGCGAGCATCAGAGAATCGGCCACGGAGTCCCATGGCTGATACGATTTCATCATGAGGCAAGCCTATGGCTGGCCCGTCTGGATACGTGTGTATTTTTACTTTCATATGTTTAGTTAGTTGGTTTTATGTAGGCACAGCTTCACTTAAAAACTATGCAGTAGAATTTTAGTAACACGGTTGGATCATCCTAGTAACAAAGTGGAGTATACGATTAACATAACTTACACCTAATTTTATATAGGCTTACCCCTTTTTATATGTCAAGAAAAAGTTTGGTAAGTGATTCAAGTTCAAAGAGATTTAATTATTTTTTTACCTTTTTAATATGAGGTAAATTCAACCTACCTTTAGCGGCGTAGTATTGATTCAAACTTATCTTGCTGTCTTTTATAACATCTTTCAGGTCAAGATTTTTGCTACGGGCCAGCTTGTTTATTCTTCGGGCTTCCTCGTTGATTCTTTTGGTTTCCTCAGACTTCTTCGCCCTCAACATTTTCGTGCTGTAAACGCCTCGTCGGATTGCAAGGTGACGCATCGCCTCTGGTCTACCCTCCCACGGGGTTCCTTTAATAGCTTGGGGCCAGCTCATTTTTTGTTCCTCGACTCGCATGATGACCAGTGACAGCCAGTTAGCCTCAGCCTCTGGATCGACACAGATTTTTTGCCTGTTCGGCCTACGTTCTACGCCATCGGTAATGTCCGCAGTCTTGAGGAGTTCGTGATATTTTTCTGTCATGGACTGGCAAAAGGCCAGCGCTGATCGTGCTGATTCTGTATACATATTGATTTGCGGTTAGTTGTTTTCCTGCGCTTGATCGTCTCGCGCAGTCTCGTTTAGATGCTACAGAAAAAACGTAGCCTTGTCTACCAAAAAAGCCCGCACCGGTAAAGGTGCGAGCCTAATTTTTAGAGATAGTGAGATATGATTGTGACCGCTAGCAGTATGCCGCCAACAATGATGCTCCAGAATACGATGTACGCACTCTCCTCTTGCCGGTCTGTCTTGACTAGCTTGTTTGGTTTTTTGATTTTCATATTTTCTATTGGTTAGTTAGTTGATCGTAAGCCGATTGCTTACACCCAAAAAGCCCCAGCCTTGGAGGGCTGGAGCTTGTGGTTGTTACGCTTTAGTAGTTATGTTTGTAAGGGACTGTGACGAATCGGTCTCTTCAAATGAGCCTTCTTCGACATCCCATTCGATGTCTCCGACATCTACTTGAGCCATAGCTTCGTAAGGTGCATCGAACTCATTGTCCGCTTGAACTGTTACTCGGATGGTTGCTGTGCATATGTATGTATTACTCATGATATTTTTGATTGGTTTGTGTTAATTGTCGGTTGCTAGCACTTCTGATTCATCAGCGTCGATCACGTAGCATACGTCGGAATCTAGTTCCTCAAACCACTGCGAGTCGTGTTCGGTTAGGTTGTTGTTTTTAACCTTATCGATAGCCTCTTGCTCATTCCGTGCGAAGACAGTGTATCTTCTGACTCCAGACACGGGTTGATCTACATCGAAGGCTATTGGTGGGTTGTATTGTTTCTTGTATTGTCTCATAGTTTGTATTGCTGTGTTAGTTATTGGTGGAGGTGGGAGGAGTCGAACCTCCGTCCTTGGACTGGATCCAAGTCGAAACCTTGGCACCCCCGTTCACCCAGAAAGCCCCACCCTTGTGAGGTGGAGCTGATGGTTAAGCATTTTCTAAAGAGCGAAATATTTGACGTCTCTCGTGGTTGCTTATGGGGAATATGACGCCTGCTTCGGTTTGACATATGCTCCACTCACGCTCGACTGCTTCCCACACCTGTTGCTTTTGGTGCGCTGTCAGTCTACCGTTTTCATGTTGCCAGTCTTGCAGGGCCTCTCTCTCGTCGCCGCATAAATCACGGGTTTCGATTATGGTTTGAACTGCATCGTTTATATTCATAGTTTTGATTGGTTGATTGTTAATTAGTAGCCGTTGGCTAAAGCCCATCTTTCAATTCTTTTGAATGTCCCGTCTGGGACTATTAGCTCTTCGCCGCATCCATCTTCAAGAGGATATCCTTCCATAAAACGCTGTAAGGAAACATAGAAATCGCCCTTGTTTACCGTGCCGCAACTAAAGCTCTCGTCTGGGTAAGAAGGATCTCCTTCAATCTCTAGTTCGATGTCATAGCCGTTGATTGTAGTTTGTTTGTATTCGTCCATAATTTTGATTGGTTTGTGTTAGTTGATTTGTAAGCGACCTGCTTACACCCAAAAAGCCCCAGCCTTGAAGGGCTGGAGCCGTGTGTAATTAAATTTGGTCTGGGTGGTCGAATAATTCGCTCCAAGAACCATCAGCGCGATATATTTGTTGATATAAACTTGTGGTATTTTTGTCTTTATAAGTGACCGTTATATCACCCTTGCTTATTGGTGAGTTAATTGACACTATCCGCAGATTTATGCCTGCGTCTTCGTGGTGTTTAAATTGAGCGTCAATTTGCTCAGCTACTTTGATTAAGTCCGTGTGTCTTGTTGTATTCATGATATTTGATATTTGATTGGTGATCTGTATTTACACGGGCTGTCAACCGTCCCAGAATGGGGCTACATTACCAATCTGTGTCCCACTTACTACGTCATCGAGGGTGCTTTTAGCATCCCACCTCTCCACTTCCAGAGAGGTCATCCGAGGTATCACCGTATCGAAGGTCGGTCTGTCGCATGTATCCGCAAGTCCCAGTGATATCTGTCGGGGCTTCTCAAGCGGTAGAGATGCGAGGTGCGATCTCCAAGGTCGGAGTCGGTAGCGTTTGGACTGTCAAAGAACGGGAACTGCGGCCACATACTAGCACAGATTCCAAACATCACCAAGCTTTTTTTTCCACATAAACTAGGAATTAGCAGTAACTCGTTGACAATCAATGAAATTTAAATGTTCTCAGTTTCCGTGATACCGTAGAATCCCCTCCGATAAGCACCCTTAAACAGCTACCTTATGACATCCGTGAATGGCCGAATCATGGCACTGAATCTGGGACTCAATAATGGCACTGAATCATAGCACCCGTGGATGAATGAATGGCACTGAATACATCTCGTCCATCAAGAATAAATTGATCCTCCACGCGAAGCTCGACTGAGCCAGACTGAGCCAAGCTAGGCTATGCGCGTGCGCGTGCTAGGGGGAGGAGGGGGTCACCAACGCGTGCGCGACTTTTATAATGTATCATCAGACGCCCCTCTAAAAAATACAAGCCTCATGGGGCTTACTATCCGGATCGTCCCCCTGTACTACTCAGTAGGGTTACTGCTCTAATCATCCTTTGTTCCAGCGGAGAATCCGGATTCTATGTAGCCGAAAAATACGTGTCAAGCATAAAATCTTGACATTTATCTAAGTACTTCCTATCAAAGGAAATAATGAGTGCAATTAATCCTAGCCCTGAAGAGATGCGACTGGACCTGATGGCTAGTATATCTGAGAGTATTCAGGAGGTCAGCAAAGAGAAGGAGGCCATGAAGGTCAACAGCCTTAGCCGTGCAAACCCAGGAAAGGTAGCTGAGATACTGTATCACTACGCTATGGGCGAGACTCAGACAAAGATGGTCAGGAAGTATAAGTTCAGTCGAGATACTGTGATCTCAGTACTAACTGATTATGCGGACCACATAGGGAAGTTCCGAGAGGTAACTGGCCGACTAGCGGCCAGGAACTACTTGAACTTGTCCTCACTGGAAGAGGACCTCATTGAGAAAGTCCGTGGTAGGTTAGAGGGGGATCCTGACTTTGAGGTATCATTCCGTGACCTAAAGGAGCTATCCATAGCAAAGGCGAATGCAGGTAGGGAGGCTTTGACTGCTAGAGGTGAAGCTACACAGATCACGGAAGATAGAAAGGTCTTTACGCAGGATGACTACGAGGCTACGATCAAGGCAGCAAGGGCCAGGATACAAGAAGCCAAAACCATAGAGGCAGAGGTGCAGGATGCCTAGGTCAATCATGGATTCAAGCTACGATCCGATTTATGATCAGGTTCGGGGAATACTAGGAGAGCATTTTGAGAACTACTGCTTCATCGTCATGAATGAGCAGGGTGAACTATTTTATGATTACAATCACCTGCCAGCAGGGAGGATGCTAGTGCATGAAATGCAGAAAGAGATTACTAACGGGGACATAAACTTTGAGTGGGAGTTCGAGAACGACCCAGAGGATCTAGAGGAAGAAGAATGACTATTGAGTTCACAAATCATCCTGTCCTAGAAACTCCTACTGATGAAGAGATAGTTATCTTAGGTGAGGCGGATCCCAAGCTATTGGTTGAATTACATGAGGCTCATGAGGGTAGGATTCAGTCAGCACGGGAGGATCCACTGCGTCACGGATTTGAACTAACTGGTTGGAGCCGGATGCGAGATGCTTTGAAGGACTACGACGAGGTCATTACTTTTGGCGGGAACAGAAGCGGCAAGACAACGGGATGCGCTAAGATGGTAATGGAGGCTGTGACTGAGAACATGGACGGACATGTGGTATGCTTCAGCCAAAATTCGGACACATCTATTAAGGTCCAGCAAGCTGCAATCTGGGAGATGATGCCTAGAGAGTTCCGCAGGAAGACCAAGAGTATCGATGGTTACGTGAACTACAGTATGCAGAACGGGTTCACGGGCAGCTCTTTTATCTTTCCGGACACTAGGACCAGGGTAGACTTCAAGACTTATACGCAGTTCAGTAATAACCAAACAATCCTAGAAGGCTTTGAGTTCGGTTTCCGTAACCCTACGGGAACAAATATAGGAGCCTGGCTGGACGAATACTTGGGGGACGCTGCGCTAGTCAACACCCTACGCTTTCGTCTTGCGACCAGAGATAGTAAGATGCTTTTGGGATTCACGCCGATTGATGGATACACGCCCTTCGTGGCTGAGTACCTCAAAGGAGCCGAGACACTGGAGACTAAGTCCGCGTCCCTACTGGATGGAGAACAGGTTCCGGTGATTCAATACAGCCCTGAGCGAGATGCCGGTGTGGTTTACCTGCACTCCGACGAAAACCCCTTTGGCGGTTATGACCGCATAGCCAAGGACCTCAAGAACGCGAACCGTGACACGATCATGGTCCGTGCCTACGGATTACCTACGAAGTCAATGACTTCTCTGCTGCCGAACTTCAGCCCAGAGGTCAATGTCCTTAGCGACAAGCCAAACAAATATGGCATGTCCTTTCCTGATAAGGACTCACTGACTTGGTATCATGTAGTTGACCCAGCATTCGCTAGGAACTACGTGGCAATATGGGCAGGGGTATCCGAGGACGAAGAGATATTTATACGCAGGGAGTGGCCAGACCGAAATACTTACGGCGAGTGGGCATTATTTGGTGACCCAAAGTGGCGCAAGGGTCCCGCTGCCGACAAGATAGGCTACGACGTAGAAAGGTACTGCGAACTATTTCAGGACATTGAAGAAGAGCTAGGCATCGAGGTCACGGAACGTATAGGGGATTCTAGGTTCTTTGCAAAGGAGAATGAGAACAATGTAGATCTGTTCACGGCCTTCTATGACTTCGGTATGAACTTTACACCGTCAGATGGACAGCAGGAGGGCATTGGTAACACAAGCCTGGACGATTGGTTCTTCTACAATCCGAACTACGACCTTGATCCTGCCAACAGACCGAGGTGTTACGTGCATGAAGACTGCGGAAATCTTATTGAGAGCATGATTAATTACAATGCAGCCGGTAAATCTGACGAAGCTCTTAAAGACTTTTTTGACCTTATCCGTTATTTGCGAATGTCAAATGGCGGTATGGGTCCGGATTACTTTGCATCCTCCGATATGGGGATCACCAGAAAACAACAAGGAGGATACTAATGAAAATTAAATTAACTGAGTTTGCCGAATATCACGATACTGACTTCGATGAAGCTCTTAAAATAGCTAAAGAAAAACTACCGCCTGAATACATAAGTGGTAAAGGCAAAAACACTTGGATTAGCCCAGAGGGACAGGACATACTGTGTGACGGTATGCTAATTAATGAAATAATACCTAAACACTTCAGGGGCAAAGTGTTATCAATTTGTCCGAATCCTAGATTTAACATGGTTCACTTTGTAGAGATAGGTAAAAAAGTTCCTGTCCTTATGCCCAACAGGTTGAAGGATAAGTTTTTAGGTAAAATAATTTGTTTTGAGGTAATTGAGTCCGAAACAGGGGTCAGCTATCGTTATGTCAAAGGTTGATAGAACAAAGATATTTTATGATAGAAATCCTCTAACCGGACAAGTAGAGGACGAAAACCTGACGCTCGATTACAAGTGGAATCAGCAGAACAGGGATCGTCTTATAATGTGGGAGACATTCAAGCGATACGTAAAGCATGAATCCAAGGTTCCCATGACAAACATAGAGTTATGTGATAAGATAGGCAGTTCTAGGACTCATCTTGCTAGCATGATTCAACTAATTAAAGATAGACTAAATGCAGAACAGTAATATTTCAAAGGCCCTCACTTATGTAGGCACTGAGCCAGACATCACAACTCTTCGATACGCTTACGAGGAAACAATAACGGAGCTTGAATCCTATTTTGATTTATGTCGTACGAGCTACGACGACCGTCGCAACTGGTGGCCAGGCAAGAGCCGCGATCATCGCAAGCACGGATCCGATGCGTTTCCTTGGGAGGGTGCTAGCGATACTGAGTGTCACCTCATAGATGAACGCATTACAAAACTTGCGTCCTTATTTATTTCTGCGCTCAAGAGAGCTAACGTCCGCGCGTTTCCCGTAGAAAGTGGAGACATTGCTCGCAGCAAACTTGTGTCAGGATTCCTCAAGTGGATGATACGATCCGGATATATCCCCCGCTTTTACAGGGAGATGGAACTCGGTGCTAACTACATGCTAGAGCGTGGACTGCTAGTTACTTATGTTGGCTGGCACATGGAGGATCGATCTTTTGAGCAAGAGATTGATCTTCAACAGATTGCACAAATATCTCCAGAAATCTTTCAAGCTGTCGAGCAAGGTGAAAACGATGAAGAACTTATCCTGCTTATGCAGCAAGTTTTTGACGGCGTTACAGAAAAGCGAGCAAAGGATGCGCTCAAAGATCTACGTAAACAAGGAATCGCAAAACTGCCCGTAGTGCGTCGTCAAATTAATTGCCCCGAAGTCAAAACTCTAGCACCTGATGGTGACTTTGTCTTCCCTCCGTATGTCACTGATCCGCAACGCGCACCGTATTGCTTTTGGAAAACGTATTACACTCCACAAGAACTAGAACTCAAGGTAACAACCGATGGTTGGAACCAGGACTTTGTGGACCTAATGATCGAAAGATACCGAGGTGTAAACATTGACAGCCTTGAGCGATACGAAGAAGGCCGTCGAAGCATGAGCCTAACCGATACTGCATACGAAGCTGATGAACTTATTGAAATTATTTACGGATACCAGAGACTAATTAACGAAGAGGACGGATCCGAAGGAATTTACTGCACAGTATTTCATAAGAACTTTGATGGAGATGATGGCACTGGGACTCCCGGATATGCAAAGTTTGAACTACTTAACGGATACGAAGACTATCCAGTAGTAGTAACGCGCCTGTCTGAGGACACTAAGCGTCTTTATGATGTGTCCACTGTTCCCAGTATTCTTCGTGGTATTCAGAACCAAGTTAAGGTAGAGCGTGATTCACGGATTGACCGCAATAGTCTAGCGACCCTGCCTCCCATTCTTCACCCAGTAGGCCAAGCACCCAATGACTGGGGACCAGGTCGTATGATTCCATACCGCCGCAAGGGTGATCTGGACTTTGCACCGACTCCTGCGTACAACCAAGGTTCGCTTGAGATGGAGCAGACACTGCTCAATCAAGCTGACCGGATGATTGGACTGGATCCAAATGATCCAATGTCTCAATCCAGACAGCAGTTCATGGTTGATAAATACCTTAGCCACGTATCCGAGGTGATTCGCATGGCTTACAAGTGCTTCCAGAGATTCGGACCCGATGAAGTATTCTTTCAGGTTACTGGTATCCCTGACCCCCAAGTGATGAACAAAGGGAACCCGAATGAGAACTTTGACATAATGATCAACTTTGATGTGCTTGACACTGACCCAGATACAGTAGAAAGAAAACTACAAGGGTTCGTTGCATTAAATCAACTTAATGTAAACAACCGAATGAATGTTGATGGATTACTTGATATTGCAGCCGCTAGTATTGATCCAGTTATGGCTGACGCGGTTCTACAACCTGCACAAGATGCTCAACAAGAGATGGTTAAGAATGTTACAGATGATCTTGCAAAGATTTTTGCAGGTATTGAAATGCCAGCCCGTCCTACAGGCGCACAGATTGCTATGCAAGTTATTCAGCAATACGCACAACAGCCCGACATCCAGCAACGCTTGCAACAGGACGAAGCGTTCCGGGGACGCATGGAGAAATACCAAGGTCAATACACCTTCCAGATGCAGCAAGCGCAGAACGCCCAAATCGGTCGAGTTGGCACAGCTCCTGCACGGATGGGTCAAATTAGTACTCAGACTATGTAGTATTGTTTTATTAACAAATACTTACACAATGGCTGATAACAAAACACCCTCACAACTTGCCCAACAGCGAGTCCGCGAACAGCGTTCACAGAATTACTTTAGCATGCTCTCCCTTAATGAGGGTAACAAATCTAAGGTTTATAAAGATAGTAAAGGAATACCTCATATTGGTATTGGTTTTAATCTAGAAGATTCTGGAAATAAAAAGTTTCTCAAGCAGCAGGGTATTGACATCAATGAGTTATTGGCTGGTCGAGAGCTTACTGAAAGGGAAACAAAAAAACTTTACAACCATAGTCTTACTCAGGCATTCAAGGACGCTCAATCCTATGATCCTAACTTTGCAAAAAGACCAGAAGCAGTTAAGATGACTTTAGTTGACATGGCTTTCAATCTAGGTTTAACAAAACTAAATAAATTCGTGGACATGAAGAAAGGTCTTATGAATAATGACTACAATATGGCGGCTGATGAAATGGTTGACAGTAACTGGTACAAGCAGGTAAAGTCTAGAGGTCCTAGAATGGTGGACGTAATGCGTTCCGCAGCAAAATAATATGAATATCCAAGACGACATAAAGACACTTCATAACTACGAGGCTTTTGCTAGGTTCATGAAGATGGTGCATGATCTTAGAGAAGAAGCTATTGAAGAACTGCACGAAGCAACTAGCGAAAATATTCAACAAATATCCGGACGAATTATTACCTACGATCAGCTTTTACAACTATCAAGCTGGCAGGAACTCAGTGTCCGTCACCGTGAACATTTCTAGGCTGAACAACAACTGTTCACCTATGTTATATTAACGTATCGCAATCTCTCGGCGTAAATGAGTGGAACTTATGACAGATGAAATCACGACTGCTGACTCTGGGGCAGACCAAATACCAGTGGACAATACTAATATATCCGTAACGGATTTTGCAAATCGCCGATTGGGGCAGATGAAGGCTCAACAAAATGTTGAGACAGAATCAGAACCAGTTGCCGAAGAGCCAACGGAAGAGACACCCGAAGAGGTCGTTGAGGAGACTGAGGAAACTCAAGAAGCTCAAGAGGTTACAGAGGGTGAACCAGAAGTTGAATCAACATCCGAGGATGTTCTTTCACAGATTGATTTGGACAACGCGTCCGAAGAAGAATTACGGGAACTAGCTGATAAGTTAGGCAGTAAAGCTGTAGCTCGTTTTGGGGAACTTACCGCAAGACGCAAAGCGGCAGAAGAAAAACTGGCTAAACTAGAGGCTTCGCTTCAACAGCGAGATCCCCTTGAGTCAAAAAAGAAAATAGAAAATAACCCATTTGGAGATTTAGATTCTATCGAGAGCCTTCAATCCAAGGCCGAAGAGGTAGAGCAAATAGTCAACTGGGCTGAGGACCTTCTTTTTGAAGGTGCTGACTATGCGGCTGACGATGTCATTACTGAGATCGAAGGCAAAGAAATGACCAAGGCAGAAGTCCGTAAATCTCTAATACAGGCGCGTAAAGCTCAGAAAACTTTTCTTCCTGATCAACTTTCTAAAATACAAGCTAAACAACATGCTGCAGATATGGAAGTTGCTTTCAAGCAGAGAGCGAAAGAAGAGCTATCCTGGCTAGAAGGTGAAGACAATGATGTACGCAAACAATACGAAGCTACAGTCAACGATGCTCGTTTTCAAAAGATGAAAGAGATCGTGGCAAAAGAAGCTCCGGATGTTGCGGGTCAACTAGATTACTGGTTTGCTCATGCAGCAAACAGTATCTATGGTCGTAAACCTGTAGTCGAAAGCAAGCCAAGCATGAAACTTACACCACCTAAGGGTGCAACAACAAGTAATGCAAATGCTGCTACGTCCCCATCAAGAACTGCAAAGGCACTCAAGGAACTGCAAAGTCAGTTTAAAAAATCGGGTAACGCTCGTGATTTTGCCGCACTTAGAAAACTACAAATGGCTTCGCGCCAATAACTCATAATCATTAAATAAAATGGCATTCTCAAATACATTCGATACTACAAATACAGGATCGGCTGTCTCCAATCGTGAGGACCTGACTGATGTCTTGACTATTCTTGCGCCTGAAGAGACTCCTATCCTTTCGTCTGCTAATAAAGAACGTGCATCTGCAACTAATGTTGAGTGGACTGTTGACAGCCTTTCTGCACCTGTAACTACAGGTATTTCGGAAGGTGCTGACGTTTCAGCATTCACGGACAAGTTTGCAAGTCGCGCTCGTCTTAGCAATCGCATCCAAAAATTCCGTCGTGACTACATGGTTTCTGATCTGCAAGAAGCAGTTGATTC